GAGCAAGTTCATTTGTTGCTTTACCTGCTTTAGGATTGAAGAAACCGTTCTCCATACCACCTTCCCAGTGACTTTTGCCTACACATATTAAATTTCCTTTGTCATCAAACTTCCAATGTTGAAAAGGAGGAAAGTTTACTTTAACATGGCTGTCAGCAACTGTCTTTTTTGTTTTCTTACGTGTAAGATCTTCAGGAATATGTTCAAATGACATAATACGGAAAACTAAATCCGTTTTTTCCATGGTTTTATAATCTATATTGAACTCTTTAGCAGGAATCTTCTTTCCAGCGGCCATTACGGCTGCTTCGTGATTTTCCCTCGCAAGTCTAGCAGCACGGTTGCGTTTTGCTTCGGCTGTAGTTCTAATGTTAATTTTTTCGAGACTTGGCAGTATAATATCATATTGATGAAAATCTTTATCTACAAAGGAGCAGAAGGCGGATTTACTCTTGTGTATTTGTGCTAATATGTCTCTATTGTTAAGGTATTTTACTTTTCTCATATGTTCTCCAGAACTTTTTAATATTTATTATAATAGCACATTATGAAAGAAATAAATAGAGTAAAGTAATCAAATGATGAGGAAATATTACCAAAATGAGTTTATCAGTTAATCCGATATCACTATTGGTATCAAAAATAGATGCAGAGACGCAAGCAGCACTAGATGTAGCAGAAGCAGCCTTCAATGCACCCAAGGTAGGAAACCAGTTTGAAAAGGCAAGACTTGATGCAAAAATGGCAAAGTTGGGAGGTGACATCGGCAGTGGATTAAACGCCGCTGGTAGTGTAGGAGGTGAACTGTTAGATAAAGTAACCACAGGTATGGGTAATGTTATCAATAACAATCTTGACGGCGGATCAGAATCCGGCATACTAGATTCATTATCGTCTACTGTAGGTAGTTTTGGTAGTGTAATTGGAAATGCTACAAACAGTGTAGGCACATCTTTAAATAACTCACTTAATGAAATAGGATCACTTGCAAGTAAATTTACCGGAGGTAATCTTGCAGGAGGTATAGAACAACTAGCAGGTCAAATAGCACAAGGTGCAGGCGCACTAGATGATTTTTTAAGTTTAAAACGTGGTGCTAACATACCTAAAGGCGGAGAACTTTTTCAATCATCAGGAGAAGGTATACAAGTTATACCTAAAAACGGTGAGGACTGGCGTGTTAGAATTGCTTGTGATTGGAGTTTATTCCCTGGTAACCCTCAATTTGAACTATTACAAAAGTCAGCGGGAGTAGTTTTTCCTGTACTTCCTTCGATTACATTCTCTACTAAAGCAAACTATACACAAATTGATCCTATTCACAACAATTATCCGTTCCAGGCTTACAAAAATTCACAAGTTGATGAAATAATGATCAATGGTACTTTTGTTTGTGAAGATGAAACTCAAGCAGCATACTGGATAGCAATGACAACATTCTTTAAAACAATGACCAAGATGTTTTTCGGTCAAGGTGCAAATGTAGGTGCTCCACCACCAGTGTGTAGATTAACAGGATATGGTGCAAGCGTGTTTGATAACGTGCCAGTTGTAGTAAAATCGTTCTCAGTTGATTTCGACAACGATGTACAGTACAAACGCTGTAACGCCTTTGGCACAAACACATGGGTACCAATTACGAGCAGTGTAAACATAAACGTACAACCGGTTTACAACAGAAGAAATTTAAGACAGTTTAGTTTAGTTGATTATGCTAAAGGAAATTTAAAAACACCATCAGGCAAGGGGTACTTATAATATGGCAATTTACAAACAATCGTCTCCGTATCATGCAACACCTGCAAATAGTTTGTATCTTGAGTTATTAAGTATCAGACCTGTACCAGCACAGGCGGATGATTACTTATATACTATTGAGAATCAATATAAAAGACGTCCTGATTTATTAGCATACGATTTATACGGTGACGCTAAACTATGGTGGGTATTTGTGCAAAGAAATATGGAAACAATTAAAGATCCTATATATGATTTTGTTCCAGGAACGAAAATTTATATACCTAAAGAATCTAATTTGCAAAGATTTTTAGGAGTCTAGCATGGCTGACTTGAAAGAGTACAGAATTCAATCCACTGGTAGCGCCGCGAATTTCAACATCACCGACGAAACTAGAAAGCAACCTTACATTACCACAAGAATTAATGGCAAAGAAGCCAAAGTGTACGGCACCAAGGAGCAACTAGACACTTATCAGAACAAAAAACCAGACGGTACAAAAAAACTACCTACAAAACAAGACAGTGCAATTATCAAAGCATTTGTTGAGAAGTTTAAAAAAGAATCAGGCGCAACAACAGATCTAGATAAAGACGAAAAGGAAGACGAAAAGAAAAAACCAGAGGGATCTAATGCAGGATCGTCAGGTACAAATTTAAATGGCATAGTACCAAATCCTCTAGGACAGTTTGCTAGTGTAAACCATTTATGGACTATGGCAGTCCTTACACCTAAACAATTTAATAATCCTAACCTATATAGAAATGCAGTTGGTATGAGTTTTGCAAATCAATCATATGATGTTTCATCTACAGTAGATGTTGAAACTACAATAATGGGTCAAAAAGCAACTTTCAAAGATACCAGGACAGCAAGTTTGCAATCTAGTATTGTTTTTAGTAGTGCAGGTAGAGGCGACGCAGAAAGAGTAAACACAAAATACGGCAAGCCAGAATACTTTGTAGATAATTTTAATATGACATCTATAATTGCTGCAACTCCTAGAACAGGAAATCAAAATGCAATTAACTTTACATTTGATATACTAGAACCTTATTCCATGGGATTGTTTTTGCAGAGTTTACAGAATGCCGCAATTAAAGCAGGCTACTCAAATTACTTAGATAGTCCGTTTTTGTTAAAACTTGATATTATAGGTTTTGATGAATCTTCTAAAATTAAAAAAACAATTAAACCTAAATTTTTTATTTTAAAATTAAAGAAAGTTACTTTTAGTGTAGATGAAACAGGAAGTAAGTATGCTGTAGAAGCATATCCTTATAATCATCAAGGATTCTCAGACACTGTGGATACAGCATTTACAGATATTAACATAGGTATAACAACAGGAACAGCACCGATGCCACAAGAAGAAAAAGGCACGGTTAGAGATCTTTTAGCAACTGGAGGAAACAGTTTAGTTGCCTTGCTTAATAAAAATGAAGAACTTGCAGTAAAGCAAGGTAGATATGATATAAAAGATAGATACGAAATACATTTTCCAGAAAAGTCTAGTCAACGATTTACTAATCAAAACCAATCAAGTAATGATGCTAATGCTGGCGCAACTTTTAATCCTGCTGACGCTGGTCAAAACTCAGTAGGCGGAACAGAAGTTGATGCAACAACAAGTCAAAACATAGGTAACAATCCTGTTGCTAAATCTAAATTTGGGTTTGATACAAAACGTGGTGGTAACTTTCCTTTCAAGACAGACAAAGATGTTGTTGATGAAGAAACCGGCCGTGTAAATAGAGGCATAATGCAAATTGATGAAAGCGCAAGGTCTTTTCATTTTACACAAAAACAAAAACTAACAGATATCATTACACAAGTTATACTAAGTTCTACATGGGCCAAAGAAGCAACACAAAAGGCTACAAAAGCAGACGGTATGATAGACTGGTTTAAAATTGATACGCAGATTGAATTTTTAGATTATGATGCCTCAATTGGCGACTTTGCAAAAAAATACGTTTATAGAGTTGTGCCATTTAAAGTGCATTCTAGTATATTTGGTAATCCTAATGCAATTCCTCCAGGGTATGATATATTAGAAAAAAATATTGTTAAAAAGTACGAATACATATATTCTGGACAGAATACAGAAATACTAAGTTTTGATATTGATATTAACTATCTATTTTATAGTGGAGCAAATCCACAGTCAGAAACTAAAACAAAAAACGAAGACAATAAAGATAATAAAGGACCAGCCGGCAGCAATCCAAAAGAGGTAGAGATAGAGAAAGGTAATAACTCTACAGCACAGGCTGCAAATTTAGGTAAATCTAAAGTTAAGAAAAATCCTGATCTATTTAATGTGTTGCGAGGAGGATCAGGAGACGTAGATGTTGAACAAAAAATTGCACAAAGTTTCCAAGATGCATTTATCAATGTCACAAGTGCTGACTTAGTAAAAATTAATTTTACAGTAATGGGAGATACCTATTATTTGATTGACAGTGGATTAAGTAATTACTTTGCTGCTGAATCAGGATCGTCAAACCTATTAACTGAAGATGGTACGATGAATTATGAAGGACAAGATGTTTACATATACATTACATTTAGAACACCAGCAGATATAAATGAAAGAACTGGTGGTTTTGAGTTCGATGACGGTGTGAGTCCGTTTAGTGGTATCTACAGAGTAATTAAAGTTATTAGTAAATTTGAAGGCGGAACATTTAAGCAAGAGCTACAATGTATTAGAATGCAAGCACAACCAACTGACTTTGATGGCAAGAAACTACAGACAAGCAAACAAGGTAATTCAACTGTAAAAGTAAAGGGCGAGGCAAAAGATAAAGAATCTGTAAGCGAAGAAATTTTAGTAGCAGATCCTGGTGGCACTATCACAGTAGGGCCTATACCACCCGGAGAAGGCTATGACTTACCAGGTGATGACGGTGACTACGGACCGCAAAACGGACCGCAATAAGGAATAAAAATGGCAATACAAAGAAGAAGACCTAGTAAAGAAACAGCAGGCGTAAATTTAGGCGCCGGAGTCATTCTTGCGAAAGTTATTAGTGTCATGGATCCTACCTTCAACGGAAGACTTCGTGTAAGTCTTTTAAAATCACAAGGTAATGATGTAGGAGCAGACAGACAAACGTATACAGTTAACTATGCATCTCCATTCTTTGGTTATACACCTTATCCTGCTTTAGGAAAGAATAATGAGGATTTCAACGACACTCAAAAATCTTATGGTATGTGGTTTGTTCCACCCGATATAGGTGTAACAGTCATGTGTACTTTTGTTGACGGCGATCCTGGCGAAGGATATTGGTTCGCCTGTTTACCACCCAACTTTGCAAATAATATGGTACCAGCCATAGCGGGAAGTACACAAGTAGATTTAACAGATGCAGATAAGAAAAAGTTTGATACAACACAGCCACTTCCTGTAGGTGAGATAAACAAAATATCTAATAAAGAAGAATTAGAAAAAGACCCAGATAAAATTAAAAAACCTGTTCATCCTATTGCTGATAGATTTCTTGAAGCAGGAACTTTAGAAGATGATGTTCGTGGTGTTACTACCACTTCAGCTCGAAGACAAACTCCTAATGCTGCTTTTGGTATTTCTACTCCTGGACCTCTAGATTGGAGAGACGGTAGTAAAAGAATGACAACAGGTACAACAGAGAATTCATCACTTATAGGTGTTGCAGTAAGTAGACTTGGCGGCACACAGTTTGTTATGGATGACGGTGATGATAGATATGTTAGACAAACGCCAGCAGCCAGTGGTCCTGTAAAATATATTGATGTTATAGAAAAAAGATTTGCTGATGCTGAAGGAGCTCAAACAAATGACAAAGGTGACGTAACTGTTCCTTATAATGAATATACAAGACTAAGAACAAGAACAGGACATCAGATACTATTACATAACTCAGAAGACTTAATTTATATTGGTAATTCAAGAGGAACGTCATGGATTGAAATGACATCAAATGGTAAAATTGATGTGTACGCAGCAGATAGTATAAGTGTGCATACTGAAAATGATTTAAACATCAAAGCCGATAGAGATGTTAATATTGAAGCCGGAAGAAATATAAACATGAAAGCAACTGCTGAATATGTTTCAACTAATGAATTACATAGAAGAGATGCAGATGGAAATCCTATATCTAAAATACAAGACGGAAATGAATATGAATCAGGTAGAATACAAATTGAAAGTGCATTCAACACAAACATACTAATTGGCGCTAATGGTAAGATAGAAACTAGAAATTATGAAAATGCAGAAGGTGTAAAAGTTGACGGATCTTTAGACATCAGCGTAATAGGCTCTACAAAAATTGCTACAGGATATGGAATAGTTGGTGCACATGATCTTGACTTGAAAGTATCTGGAGATACACTTATAAAAACTACTGGTAATCTGGATCTGAATACAGATGGTAACAATGCATATACAGCCGGTGGTACAACAGATATTTTAAGTGGTGGCAATCATACTGAGACAGCAGCAGAAATACACATGAATGGCCCACAAGCAAGAGAAGCAGAAGAAGCAAGTCAAGCAGCAACTATTACTGCCTTGCATCTACATACAACATTGTTTACAAATCCTGCTGTTGGATGGCCTAAACTTAAATACACTGACGGAAAAATAAAAACAATAATGAAAAGAGTACCTATGCATGAGCCGTGGCCGTTGCATGAGAATAATTCTCCTGCATTACAAAATGAAACGTTTACCGACAGAGAACCAAAAGAGGAGTAGTATATGAAAAAAATATACAATCAAAAAGCAGTAGCAGTTAACCAAGCAAGTGTTGGGTCTGCAGGAGCGAACACGTTTACATATAGAGGATTCTCTTCAAAAAACAAAAAAAGCGGATTTAAATTATATGATATTGACTTGGTAAAACAGGATATTATCAACAACTTCTACATAAGAAAAGGTGAAAAGTTAGAAAATCCGACCTTTGGTACTGTAATATGGGATATGATCTTTGAACAGTTTACTGAAGAAGTAAAGAATATTATAGCCAAAGACGTAGAAACTATTATAAACTATGACCCTAGAGTTGTAGTTCAAAGCGTTAGTGTTGATAGCACAGAACAAGGCATGAGAATTGAAGCAGATGTAGTGTATGTTCCATTTAATGTAACTGAAAGAATGCGCTTTAATTTTGATAGAAATAACTCGGTTATAAACTAAGCACTTAATTACAAGGGCTAAATATTACAATAGGAATATAGTTAATGAGCACAACGTCAAGACAGAACAATTTAATACTAAATCAGGACTGGACTCGCATCTATCAAACGTTTAGAAATGCGGATTTTAAGTCTTATGATTTTGAAAATATCCGCAGGGTAATTATTTCTTATCTAAGAGAAAACTATCCTGAA